AGCATAATCTTCTATTAATGTTTTTATTTGTTCCCTGGACATTTTTACTCCTCTGTATTCTTTATCCTTACTCAGCCATGTATATGGACACATAAAACAAGCGGCGTTACATAATTGTATTGGTTCAAAACAAAGTTGAGTAGGTATAGGAAAATGGTATGCCATTATGGATAAAAGGCATCCTTAGTGCCTGATTTTTGTTTAATAAAAAGGTTAAGTGTGATTCTATTTGAATGTTCTGTACTTTCATAACTGTGCCAAGTCTTTTTTTCCACCCCACAAAAAATCATTGAATTATTTGGTTTCCAAGGTGCTTCTTTTGCTAGATAGTCTTGATGGCCTTCAGTATACATCATTGTACCACAATTAATATCTGGAGTAACGTATGTAACACTTGACCAAATCTTTGATTCTGTCTCGTCATGTATTTCATGTTTGTAAGGTTTAGGTGGCTGTACTCCGATGTAGGCTGTAACACATAAATCATCAAACCACCGGTGCATTGGAAAATGATTAGTTAACTCTTTACGATTTTCATAAATTTTTGTAGAAATTTCTAATATCTGATCATACCAATCAATCCCAAAATCTTTAAAATGTTTTGGTGTAATTTGATTTTCAGTTTGTCCTTTGTATGTAGGCATATCTTTCATTTTAATGTCTAATAATTTTTCACACTGCGATCTAAGGTTATCAAATTCGGCTTGATCTATATGATTTTTTGTGACCGTATGATGCCACGGATTACTTATTATTTCTGATTGTAAACATTGATCAACAAAATCTTTTCCTAACATACCAATATTTATTTTAATAACTATTAATATGAACCACCGTGAAAGAATGTTAAAATGGATAGATGATCTAGGGCTAATTGTAATACACACTGAGATTAAACCCTATGGTAAAGGCACAAGAAGATACGTAATAGGCCGACATATTGAAGAACCAAAAGAATTCCGTTCCGGAAGTGGTAAGATTCACAAGACGCCAGGCGAACAGGAATGGTTGACTCCACTGCCACTGACTGGTGTTCAACTTGAAGAATGGTTGAAGGAATGGCAAAAAAATCAGTAAATTAAAGACATAGATAATTTTTTTTTCACCATCACAAGGTTCACAGACCAAATAGTGTAGTTTTACTTATAAATTAAACTTCTAAATAATTCTAAGGTTCATATGAATCTTAACATCAAGGGAGGTCCAACTATGGATATCATGATGAAAATAAAAGGATGGGCAAAAGGATTAGCCGATGTGGGCGTAAGTCTAATAGCATTAGGAATCGTTTTAGAAATTCTTTTCAGTGGTCAAGGTGTTCCGTTCTGGCCAAATGTTTCTGTAATAGGAAATATCCAGGGCGTACTGACTGGCTTTTCTGATCAAGGTTTGATTGGTTTAGTAGCAGTTTGGATTTTATATCATATCTACAATCGAAAATAATATATATAAAAATCTAGAAATACGTTAATCTCAAAGAGTGGTGTGAATATTTTTTGTTTGCACCACTCTTTTTTATGAGCATTTTATCTTTACCAAAAAATGATAAATATTAACAGTCAATTGAACTTTTACACAGTGTAAAAGACTTATGCGGATTAAACCGCGTAGCAAGTAGAACTTGCATTTGGCTCCATGTAAGGAGAAAACAATATGGGAAGACCAATCAGATCAGACAGAATGTCGGCAACAACAGACCAAGGTGGAGACGGTACTTCAGGTAGACTTGCAGTAACGGCTTATTACCCAGTGGGTGGTTCATTACAGCAAGAAGATGATTCTTTTATCATTTCGCAAAGAGGATCTAAAAGATTTAAGATCCAACAAATGAACGATTCATCTACAGCGGTATACACACTAATGGCAGTAGCACCAGGCTCATTATCAGCAGGTGAAATGTGCGTTAGAGTAGTATTAAGTGACTCTACTGATTCATATGTTGAAAGATTCCATAATAGAACTATACGTCACGGTAATGGTTCTGTAACGGGTCAAGTAACATACACATTAGGAACTGAAGCAACTGACCAAGGTGTTGGTGCATCAGGTACTGGTACGCTAGACGTAGTCTAATCAATCGACACGTGCTTATAAGAATATTGGGGGAGTTTAGGCTCCCCCTTTCTTTATATAAATAATAACAAATGTCAAAAACTCTACGTACATCAGGTGATTACACAATAAAAGCAGGAGATGGATGGAATTCCGGATCCGGCGTAAATTCAATCACTTTTGATAGTTTAAACGTAAGTGTAAGTGGTAATTTAACTGTTGGTGGTTCATCTACAACTGTTAACACAACCAATACAACAATTGAAGATAATATTATAGAATTAAATTCAGGATTATCCCAAAGTTTAAATGACTCAGGAATTATAATTGAGCGTGGCTCAACAGGTGATAATGCGGCAATTGTTTGGGATGAATCTGGAGATATATTTAAACTTGGAACAACAACTTCCACAGGTGCAGACAAATCAGGTGGAATAACTGTTACTGCTGGAGCATTAGAAGTTGCGGCATTTACAGCAACAACAGGAACATTTAGTGGTGCTATTACAGCAACAACAGGAACATTTAGTGGTGCTATGACTAGTGTGGGTGGAACAGTAACTGGAAGCCTTACAGCAGGTTCATTAACAACAAACGTTATATCAGCAAATGGATCTAATGCTGAATTATCTATTCAGCCAAGTGGAACTGGAAATGTTGTTTTAGGTGCGTTAACAATTAACGGTACTGCTATAAGTTCTGTAGACTCTTCTTTAATTCAACTTAATGAAGCAGTAAACATTTCAGGCGCAACAGACATAGGTGGTGCATTAACTATAGGTGGTTCACTTGATTTTGGAAGTGCAATAATAAGCAATGGTACAGTAACACACTCAGGTTCCTCAGGACAACAACCACTTGATGAATTTGCACACGCAACTTATAGATCAGCAAAATATATTGTTAGTATTACAGATTCAACTAACACAAAATATGAAATGGTAGAAATTTATATTACTCATGACGGAACCAATGCTTACATAACTTCACAAGGTGTTAAATCTACTTCGGCTGGTACTTTAGCAGTATTTGCCGCAGATATAAGCGGTACTAATCTTAGAGTGTTAATAGTTCCATCAAGTTCTGAAAGTGTTACATACAAGTTCTTAAGAACACTTGTTGTTGTATAATTTAATAAAATTACTATAAATACCCATGTAAGATTAATCTTACATAAATTAACAATCATGCGGGAGAATGAACCATGACAACAAGAAACTTTAGAGTCAATAACGGTCTCGAAGTTGGTGATATAGCTATTACTGCGTCTACAAATGCCATTACAGGCGTAGATGCTTGTGTATTAAGCACAACAACAGCACCAACAGCAGACGGGGAATTGGCTAATAAAAAATACGTAGATGACCAAGTAGGTGGTATATCTACAACAGCAATCTTATCTGGAACTACAAACGTAACTTGCAGTGGAACTGCGGTAGTCGTTACAGCATCAGGTAATGCTGAATTAACTGTAAATGATGGCGGTGTAAGAGTACACGGTGACTTGGTGGTAGACGGTGGTACAACAACTATCAATACTACTACATTATCAGTTCAAGATAACATAATTGAATGTAACAGAAACGTTTCGGCGGCTTCTGGTATGCCTGACTATTCAGGAATTAAAGTAAACAGAGGTGGAGTATCCACAGCCACAGAAGAAGATCTTTGGTGGGTTTGGGATGAAGGATTTGCAGATGACGGTACAACTACTCACGGTAACGCGGGTGGTGCCTGGACTGCTTTAAGAGCATCTGGAGGCCCTGCTGATGGAGCCAATGTAGAGACACCAACAAGAACAGAAACCAACCTAGTTGATATTGCTTGTAACGTAATTCACGCAACATCTACTTCAGCACTATACGCTGACGTTGCTGAGCGTTTCGAAGCAGACGCTCCAATGGCAGAAGGTGCAGTAGTAATGGTAGGCGGTGACGCTGAAATTACTGAAGTAACTTCAGACTTAAACACAGATGTTTTTGGTGTTATATCTAAACAACCAGCATACGCAATGAACTCTGGCGCAGGAAACAATGATTCACATCCATTTGTTGCAATGACAGGAAGAACTCCAGTAAGAGTTACTGGCACTGTTGACAAAGGACAAAGACTTGTTTCTAGTTCTATAAAAGGAACTGCAAGAGCAGTTGCTACTGGTGAAACATATAGTCCATTCCATGTAATTGGTAGAGCACTTGAGGATAAAACTGAAGACGGAATTGGTTTGGTAAATTGTGCAGTGAGAACTAACAACTAATAAATATTAATACTTTTTAGTAAAATTAAAAGGCGGCTTTCGGGTCGCCTTTTTTTTAGGTTATTAAATCTAAAATAGTTTGTAACTTACCTTTAATTGCTTTATTGTTTAAAGTATTTCTTAATCCCCCGTGTAAATTTTTAGGCCAACACTCAAAATTACACCAACAATATCCCGAATGTTCACTGTTTAATTTAGGAATAAATTCTGATTCAATTGCAATAAGATATGTATGAAAGAAAAACTTTTGATCATTTGATGTAAACAATTCTAAAGGAATAACTTTTTTAAATGCTGGAGTACTACTAACTTCCTCTTCTATTTCTCTTTTTAAACCGTCAAATGCTGATTCTGTATATCGCATTCTACCACCAACTAAACCCCATAATCCTTGAGTTTTCTCCGCAGTTCGTTGCAAAAATAAAAAACGTTTTGTTGACGTGCTATAAAATAGAGCACCGGAACAAATTATATTTTCTTTCATAATTTATTATAACAATTTATTTGTTTTTTATCAAGGAGTTGTTGCGTCTACACTAGCATCATATCCAGTATTTCCGCCGCCATCTAATACAATACTCCAATTACCAGCAGTATAAATCCCTTCATAAGATTTTACCCACTCTGTTCCATTGAATCTATATTGTATTCCTGTATTAGTGTTTGTAACATAATGTTGCGTAGAATCAGGATGTGAAGCATCAAATACTTTTAACCATCTTGCTCCAGCACTTAAATTTTCATTATACTCTATAATATCTCCTACATTAGCAATTAACGCCCCCCACGCATCACTTACATATGTTGCTGTAGAATCTCCTACATCATTTATAATCATATATCTAGTACCATTTATAGGAGTTGATCCTGGATCATATGTAGAAGGATTAATAATTTTGTCAACTGCTGACAATGTATTTGCAGGAATAGTATCCTGGTCAATGTTATATAATAAAATTGTATCGTTTAAAGTACTGGTAGCAATTGTTCCAATTATTTCTTTTCCATTTGGTTGCATTAATCTTACTTGTGATGTATCGTTTTGTACTTTTCCGTATTGATCTAATAATATTTTCCAGTTAACTGGTGGACCAAAAGTTTCAAAAGGATCATAATTGCTTGGTGCGTTTGCTCCTGTATAGAATCCTGAAGCACCTGATGTAGTACTAGTACCTGTTGTTCCTAATAATCTTAATTGGTTTCCAGTAACTAATAATCCAAAATTATTTGGTGTAACATACGTTCTTGAAATCATAGAACCGTCTATTAATCCTGCTGTAATTCCGCCATCATCATCATATATGCTCATAATAATTTTTTGTATAACCCCTAATTTTTTAACTTTAACAGGTGGTGATAACCATATTGGCATAGAAAAAGTTATTGTTGCAATATCAATTTCTGTATCTGCACCTATAGGAATAGTTCTTGAACTAAACGTTGTTCCTGTTAGTTCAACATAACTTAAACTTGTCCAATCAATATAATTGTCTGTTTTTTGTATTTCAAAATCGGGGTTAAACAAATATAAAATTTGTTCCATTATTTGTAATTTTTGATCTGTATTTGTTGTCCAAATATCTGCTGTAACTTCTAATCTAAAAGGTGACGGCATCATTTTTTCTATTGTATACCCTGCACCTAATTGATTATCATACTGTTCTGTATCTGTGTCGTAATTTCTTTCTTTTAAATGTTGTTTTTCAACATGATAAGGATTTTGCATTCTTTCCCTATCAAAATTTAATTCTCTAACATAAGCGGCAATTCTTGGAGCATATTGTAATGCGTTTTCACTATTATTTCTAATAATGTTTGCAACTTGTCTTGTTGGGTCTCCGTAAACAACCGGCACTGCTCTTAAAGTTACAGTATCATCTTTGCCTTTTCCTGTTTCTACAGAAAAATTACTCAAAATTCTTATAAATTGAGTTAAAAATTTTCTAATTTGCCCTTCGTAAAAGTGTAACATTTTTAATTGTCAGCCTTTGGTTTTAATGCATCTGATAACGATTGTCGTTGCGTTACTGTTAATCCATTTATTGTACTTGTTGTCGAGTTATTAACAAAACTAGTTTTTTGTGTTGCTCGACTATCTGTATTTGTAGTAGTTACTCTAACAGAGTCTTCAACCTTAATCCATCTGATTCCATCAAAACGGAATAATCTATTTGGTAGGTAATCTGTTCTTAAGAAATAATCACCGTTATCAACATTACTACTAGGAAACGTTATTCCAAATCCTGCAGGATGACCATTTGGTGCAACTCCATCTCCATCTAAATAGAAACCATAATGCGATGCCGCTGGTGTATCTATTACTGCATTTATCTGTTTGTCTGAACTAATTCTTTCAGTTGTATTAACGTTATCAGTTCTAATATTTCCTCTTTCATCAATTGGAGCAACATAATACTGTTTATAATTAAATCCTGCTTTTGGAGAGTCTGACTCTGCCTGTGCAACAATTTGATCATTAATAGTTTTTTCTCTATTATATGTACTCATGTAACTTGCTAAAGAACCACTTGTAGTTGCATCTCCAATAATATCTCTAAACTCTTGTGAGTCAACCATTGTTTTTAATTTTAATCTTAACAAGTGCGGCCACCAAGTTTGCGAGAATCCTTCTGCCGCTCTGTTTACATCTTCTACAACATAATATCTTTTTAATGCAATTGGTATACTTTCATCTAATGAATAGTCTTCTTTCATATGTGGAAATTCAATAACATCTCCAGACATAGGTTTTCTACCTAATCTTTCAACAATATCATTCATGTGTACAGTTAAGAATATTGTATCATTTTGTAAAAACATACCAAATTGTGATAAATTAAAATCAATATCTTGTACATTGTATATTCCTCTTACAACGTACACGTCATCAGCGTATTTTCTATCTCTATTTTCTAAAAATAATAAGTCTTGTATTGTTCTTTCGTTTAGACTGTCACCTGAATATTGTGGTTGTGTCGGTGATGACTCACCATCTTTTTGTGTAGTACCTTGATCGTAAGGTCCTAAGTATTTGTGGAAATGTAAATCAGTTCCACCCACAGTAAACAGCTCTTTAATGTTACGATCAAAGAACTTATAGTCGTTGCCTTTCTCTGGCTTGAAAATGGATAATCTTGGCATATCACACATATTTATTGATTGCACAACTACTATAAATATGAGTATGTCAGAACTACAAACAGGTCAACAGGATATATATGATTACGTAAAAAATAATCTAGGCGAGGGTATGATAGATGTTGAATTAGACCCAAAACACTATAAAACAGCACTAGAAAGAGCAATCAACAGATACAGACAGCGTTCGTCAAATGCTGTGGAAGAATCTTATGCTTTTTTACAATTAAACGAAAATCAGAACTCATATATTTTACCAGATGAAATAATCAACGTAAGAAGATTACATCGTAGAACTGTAGGCTCTCGTACATCGGGTGGAGAAGGTGGTACTTTATTTGAACCATTTAACTTGGCCTATACAAATACATACTTGTTAAGAGCAGGAGCAACAGGTGGTCTCGCAACCTATTATGCTTTTGCATCTTATCAGGAATTAGTAGGTAAAATGTTTGGATCGTTTATACAATTTCATTTTGATGTAGCAACTAAAAAACTTACAATTACACAAAGACCTAGAGCAGACAACGAAACTGTATTAATGCATACTGATAATTTTAGACCTGATATTACTTTATTCAAAGACATTTATGCAAAACCGTGGGTTAGAGATTACACCCTTGCAGTATGTAAAATAATGCTAGGAGAAGCAAGAGGTAAATTTAATACTATTGCTGGACCACAAGGTGGTACTACACTTAACGGTGGTGAACTAAAAGCACAAGGCGTTGTTGAAATAGAAAAACTAGATCTAGAAATTAATAATTTTGCAGAAGGTGGAACACCGCATAGTTTTGTAATAGGTTAATTCGTTTTCACTTTGTTTTAAATACAGGTGACATGGAAACTCCCAAATATAAAAAATATTCAGACTGTACAATAGACGAATTAGAAGAAATTGTAGATAATTTAGAGAATATGTCTATTCACGCTTTAAAAAAAAAGAAACTTGAATTACGTAAAACAATTCTTAGAGCGGTAAAAGAAGCAAAAATAGAGATTGAAAAACGCTTAAAAAAATAGTATAATCAATTAATGTTAATAGGATTAGTAGGACTAATAGGTTCTGGTAAAGATACAGTTGCGGAAAAACTAGTTGAAGAACACGGATACATAAGAGATTCGTTTGCTAAAAGTCTTAAAGATGCTGTTAGTTCAATGTTTAATTGGGATAGAGAATTACTTGAAGGTAACACATCAGAAAGCAGAAAATGGCGAGAACAACCTGATACTTTTTGGAGTGAAAAAATGGGCAAAGAAGTAACACCACGTTGGATATTACAATACTTTGGTACTGAAGTAATGCGTGGTAAGGTGTATGACGGCATATGGGTTGACTCTGTTATTGGAAGATACAAAGGTGAAAACACAGTAATTTCAGACACAAGATTTATAAACGAAATAAAAACAATCAAAGCACACGGTGGTAAAATTGTATGTGTAAAAAGAGGCGAATTACCTACACAAAAAGAAATGCAAGAACAAGGTGCTCATCAATCTGAATGGGATTGGCTAGATTCTAAATTTGATTATACTATTGAAAATACAGGCACTAAAGAAGAATTATATGTTAAAATTAACGACCTTAATCGTCTGCTACAAGATCACCAATCTTCCAACCTAGACGTTTAATCCCACTTAATCGTTGACAATTAGCACATACAGTTTTTAAGTTAGAGGTATTTGTGTTTCTTAAATTCCCATCAAGAAAATAAACATCTAATTGAATTACCTTTTCTGCTTTAAATCCACACAACTCACATTTATTTTTCTTATGATACCCCGAACGTTGTAATGCTGTTATTCCACCAATACGTAATTTCTTTTTTTTACGAATACAAGTATCACACATTCTACGCCAATATATCTTATTTCCTTTACGATAGCCGTATGCTCTTGGTTTAGCCTTACATTGTATACATAATGGTCTGAGTCTATTCAACATATTAGTATTTACGTCACCTATATAGGCACCTAAATTCTGCAGGTATTGTCGTAAAAACCAAATGATTACATAAATATATTCAGTATACGAATAAACTTGCAAGGAGAAGACGTAATATGGCAACATTAACATCACCAGGAGTAGAAGTTTCAGTAATAAACGAAAGTTTTTACGTACCATCAGATGCGGGTACTACACCACTTTTTTTAGTAGCATCAGGACAAGACAAAACACCAGGTTCAGGATCAGGCACAGCTTCAGGAACAACAACTGCAACTGCTGATACTTGTTACTTGATTTCGTCTCAAAGAGAATTAACAGAAACATTTGGAGATCCAAAATTTTATTTAGATTCATCTTCTAATCCAATACATGGATGTGAATTAAATGAATGGGGTCTACAAGCGGCTTACTCATTTTTAGGACTTGCTAACAGAGCATACATTCTAAGAGTAAACACAAACTTAACAGATTTAGTTGGAAGTGCGACACCTCCAACAGCAGACCCAACAGATGGAACATACTGGTTTGACCTTGCATCAACTAGTTTTGGTATACATGAATGGGATAAAACAAATCAAAAATTTGTAGCAAAAACACCAACTATTAGTACAGCAGTTACTGACCTTGTAGGTAACAGTTCAACAGGTGCACCTAAAACATCAATAGGTTCACAAGGTGATTATTTAATTAATACAACACACGTTAGTAACAAGATTTATTACAAGTCTACTGAAAACGCTTGGGTACAACTTGGGTCAGAAGGATGGCACAAAGCAGTACCAGTAGTAAGTGTAGCAAGTGGAACTACTGTATCTAGTGGTCAAACTATGGTCATTAATGGTGTGACAGTAACAGTTAGTGGTACAGCATTATCAAATGTTGCAACAGCAATTAACATAAATGCAGACGGCGGAGACGGCATAAGTTTTGCAGGTGTTTCGGCGGCAGTACATTCAATAACAGGTAACTTAGAAATATTCCATAATGGATTAGACCTAGGTGATTCGGCGGGTGGAAGAAATACAATTAATTTTCAAGAAGGTACAGGTATACTTGCTTCTTTAGGAATTACAGCAGGCACTTATAAAGGTGCTACATTCTTACAGGCGGCACACACTTCTAGACCTACTTGGAAAACAGCAGACGATAACAGACCAGGTGGTTCAGTTTGGTTGAAAACAAGCACAGCAAACAGTGGAGCAGATATTGTTGCAAAACTTTGGAGTGATTCAAGTGCAACTTGGACTACTGTAAGTTCTCCTTTATACTCAACTAACAATCAAGCAATTTATAAAATAGATCCAACAAATGGTGGTACTTCAATTGCGGCTGGTACATTATACACACAATACAATATTACTGAGGATTCGGCAGGCGGTGCAAACTCAACTAACGCATTAGGTGACTTACAATTATTTAGATACGTAGGTGGTACAACAGTTATTCAATCTAAAACAACTGCACCAAGTTTCACAGCAACTGAAACATTTACTTGTGCAGAAACATTAAAAAATCAATCAGCATTAGACACTGCGAAACAAATAACTATGGTTTCTGGAGACGGTTCAACACTAGGTGATGCAGACGATTTCGTAACTGCATTTACAGCGGCTGGCTTTACTAACTTAACAGCAGAAATTATAAGTTCAGGTGAATACAAAGGTGCAATTAAAATTACACATAAATTAGGTGGTGATTTCAGAATGAACGATGGTGCAACATCAGCTGATCCAACAGCAACAGGTGGAACTCCACTTGCAGATGCAGGATTAAGTACTGGTCAAGCACACTCTTATGGTGGATACACTGCAAACAGTTCAACATTAATTGATAACTTATATGTTTCACCAGCAGGTGACTTAAATGACTCAACTTTGGGTAACGAAGTAATGGCTACTAACTGGAAACGTTTAAGTTACACAGCAAGTGCAAGTTCACCAAGTAATGAACCAACAGATGGTACATTATGGTATGATTCATCTACAGACATAGCAGATATTATGGCACACAATGGTACAACTTGGGTAGGTTACGTTTCAGCATACTCATCTACAGATCCAGAAGGTCCTCAATTTAGTGCAACAGCACCAAATACACAATCAGATGGAACACCACTTGTAACAAACGATTTATGGATTGATACAAGTGATTTAGAGAACTATCCAAAACTTTACAAATACAATACATCAGCAACATTAAGTTCGACTAACACAGCAAACCAAGTAGCAGTTACAACATCAGGTGCGGCTTGGGAACTAACTGACAAAACAGATCAAACAACAGAAGATGGTATTATATTTGCAGACGCTAGATGGCATACATCAGTAGAAAAAGCGGCTGATGGCAATTCTACTGCAGGTACGGCAAGTACAATTAAAGATTTATTAAGTGATAACTTCTTAGATCCAGATTCACCTGATCCAACATTATATCCACAAGGTATTATGTTATGGAACACTAGACGTTCTGGTTACAATGTTAAAGAATACAAAAACAATCACGTAACAACAACAAAATATCCAGGTTCAGGATCAAGTGGATTAGGTAACATTAGATACAATAGTAACGAATCAGTATCAACTTACTATCCAGACAGATGGGTTATTAAATCATCTAACAATGCTGATGGTTCTGGTACTTTTGGAAGAAAAGCACAAAGACAAGTTGTTGTACAACAATTAAAATCTGAGATAGACACTAACCAAGCAATTAGAGAAGACCAAAGAGGTTTTAACGTTGTTGCTTGTCCTGGATATCCAGAAGTTATGCAAAATATGATTAACTTAAACACTGATCGAAATAGCACAGCATTTATTGTTGGTGATACTCCAATGAGATTGGCAGGCACAGCAACAGCAATTACAGATTGGGCAAATAACTCAGCGGCGGCAACTGATAATGGTGATGACGGTTTAGTAAGTTCAAGTGATTACTTGGGCGTATTTTATCCATCAGGATTAACTACTGACAATTCAGGAACATCAATTGTAGTTCCAGCATCACACATGATGATGAGAACTTTAGCAAATAATGACAACTTGGCATATCCATGGTTTGCACCAGCAGGTACAAGACGTGGTGTTGTAGACAATGCAACAGCAGTTGGTTATATTGACGCAAGTGAAGGCGAATTTAAAACAATATCTGTTACTGAATCTATAAGAGATTCAATGCATACAGTCAAAGTTAATCCAATTACTTTCTTCTCAGGAGCAGGAATTGTTAACTTTGGTAACTTAACTATGACATCGTCAAGTTCAGCATTAGACAGAATAAACGTTTCAAGATTAACAGTATATCTAAGAAATCAATTAGATGCTATTGCTAAACCATTTATATTCGAACCAAATGATGAATTAACAAGAAATGAGATCAAACAAGCAATTGAATCATTCTGTTTAGAATTAGTTGGACAAAGAGCATTATATGACTTCCTAGTAGTTTGTGACGAAACTAACAACACGTCTACTAGAATAGACAGAAATGAACTTTATGTAGATATAGCAATTGAACCTGTGAAATCAGTTGAATTTATTTACATACCATTAAGAATTAAAAACACAGGGGAAATAGCAAAATTAGGGAACTAATTTTTGGATAAATAGGAGAGAAAACATATGGCAATATCAACATTATCAAAATTTACAGTACCTTTAGCAAACGATCAAAGTTCAGCATCACAAGGCTTGTTGATGCCAAAACTACAATATCGTTTTAGATGTATCCTAGAAAATTTTGGAGTATCAACACCAAGATCAGAAGTTACAAAACAAGTAATGGATGTTACGAGACCAAACTTATCTTTTGATAAAGTAACACTAGACGTTTACAACTCAAAAGTATTTGTAGCAGGTAAACACACTTGGGAACCAATTACAATCACATTAAGAGATGACGTTAACAACTCAGTTACTAAACTAGTTGGTGAACAAATTCAAAAACAATTTGATTTCTTTGAACAAGCAAGTGCGGCATCTGGTATTGACTATAAATTTACAACTAGAATTGAAATGCTAGATGGTGGTAACGGAGCAAGTGCACCAAATGTATTAGAAACATTTGAATTATATGGTGCATACATTGAATCTGTTAACTACAATTCACTAGCATATAACACATCAGACCCAGCAACAATTACATTATCAATAAGTTATGACAACTGTGTACAAACACCTACAGGAACAGGTATTGGTACAGCGGTAGCAAGAACAATTGGTACACTATCTACTGGCGGTGGACAATAATAATTAAAATTGCAATTATAATAAGAAAAGCGTCTTTATAGGCGCTTTTTTTGTGGCTATAAATACAAGTGTATGCCAAAGATTAATGACTTTTTAAGAGGGTTCCAAGATGGTCTTCCAGGGATGAAAGACTATCGTCACGCAAATAGATTATTCACCGACGACGATTTTAAATTATTACCTAAACAGAAATTTTTATTTTACTGTGTTATACGTACAAATGAAGATGTGTCAATGGACGATCTTACTAGAGTTGAAAGAATGCATTTGAATATGTTATGCAAAACAGTTGAGTTACCTCGATTTGGTATGAATGTTCAAGAAAAAATTCAATATAACAAAAAAGTGTATCCAATGACACGTATACAATATGAACCAGTAAACATAACTTTCCATGATGATCATGCTGATACTGTAACTGCATTTTGGAAAAAATATTACGAACATTATGTTGCTGATGCTCATCTAGTTGGCGATACTGCAACAAGAATAGCAACAAAGGATTCATACTTTGATGATCCTGATCAAAAACAAACTGGAACAACTAAATGGGGTTTAGATACTCCTGTGCAAAGAAGAAAGCCATATTTAGACAATATAGAAATTTTTATGTTTCACAGACAAAGATTTACGTCAATGATGTTGATTAATCCTGTTATTGGATCGTTTAATCATGATACTTTAGACGTTGCAGATGGTACTGGCACAGTATCAAGTACAATGCAAGTATTATACGAATCAGTAGTATATGCGTCTGGTGTAATTAAAAATAGTAAAGAAAAAATACATGGGTTTACAGAACTTCATTATGATCACGAACCGTCACCTTTAAGTGTACTAGGTGGTGGAACAAATAGTATATTTGGACCTGGCGGTGTAGTTGATGGTGTAGGGTCAGTTATTAGAAATATTGGCAATAAAAATATTTTAGGTGCAATTTTAAGTGCATCTAATACATATAACAATGCTAAAAAAATTAAAAAGGCCGGAGTTAAAGAAGAATTAAAAGGTCTTGGTAAAAAAGGTATTCAAGAAATTGGCAAACATCGTTCATTGGCTTCAAGTGGCGTTGGACAATTTGCTATAGGTGCAATGGCTCTTGGTGTGGGAAGAACGTTGGCTACAGAATCAGGCAAGACTACATCAAACAATCCAAGAATAAACAACGCAACACCCGATAGTGTAAATTATCTAACAGCAGATGAATCTTATAATTTAGTTATTTCTAATAGCACACTTAAAAATGCAATTGCCGCTGGTATATATTATAAAGATATTGGTTCTAGAAAAGGTTTAACAATAGCAGAAAGTGATGTAGAATATACTGGATCTACTGCTACGGCAAAAACTGTATACAGAAATAAAGCAATCACAGATATTCGTAAACTTGTAACAGAAGGATATATAAAAATTAGTAGAGACGCACAAAACGTATCTATTGTAACTGAGAAGGCAAATCTATAATGGCTGATTTTTACACAAATTTACCTCCAAAAGATAAAGACAATCTTGAAGCAACAATTAATAAATTAAAAGATCAACAATATCAAGAAGAATTTCAATTTAATACTGGTGAATGGGACGCCGCTATTGGATTTTTTGTTAAAAGAGGATTTAAAAGATCGTCAGCGGAATCAACTGCTTACGTTATTTTACAACAAGCAAAAATTGATAGTATAAGACCGCAAGAAATACTTGACAAATTAACTTACGCCGATCCTGCCTTATTAAATGAATTAATAACACTCGTACTTAACGCAAATAGATATAAGTCCAGTAGATTGGGTGTAAGACAAAATCTAACTACAAAAGGAACTGTGTCTAGAAATATAATAGACTAATGTTACCTAGATTCGCTAGAGGAAAATTTCTTCCTAAAAATCAAGAAAAATATGTAGGTTTAAAAACACCAACTTACAGGTCAAGTTGGGAACACGCATTTATGAGATTATGTGATGAACATCCTAACGTATATCAATGGGCAAGTGAAAGTATTAAAATTCCTTATAGACATCCGCTTACAGGCAAATATACAGTATACGTACCTGATTTTTTTGTTGTTTATAATGATAAAAACGGACGTAAACACGCAGAACTAATTGAAGTTAAACCTGCATCGCAAACTACTTTAGAAGCGGCAGGAAAAAGTATGGGAAAGAAAAAACAAGTTGTAATAAACATGGCTAAATGGGAGGCGGCAAGTGCTTACGCAAAACAACATAAAATTAGATTTAGAGTGGTATCAGAAGAACAACTTTTCCACCAAGGTAAGCGTAAGTAAATAGACAATGACAAAGAAATTAGAAGACATACTTAATTTACCAAACGTCAAAGAAGCATTTAAACAAGTAGACGCTAAAGAAAAAACAAAAAACTCTAAAGGAATCAATGGTGTATCTACTAAAAATTTAGATCCGCAAACTGCAAAAAATTTAGAAAAAACATACGCTGAATTTGATAAAATATCTGCTTCTTTACCACAAGTAAAAGGACTTGGAGACCTTTCAGATTTAGAATTAGATAAATTAGCCGTTGAAGCAGAAGAGTCTTATAAAAACTTAATGGACTTGGGTATGAATGTCGATTCACGTTACTCTGGACGTATTTTTGAAGTTGCAAGTACTATGTTACGTAATGCCATAGATGCTAAAGGATCTAAAATAGATAAAAAACTTAAAATGGTTGAACTTCAACTTAAAAAATTAAAAATCGATAAAGACGGCAAAGATGGTGGGCCTATAGAAGAAAGTGATGGTTTTGTAATTTCAGATCGTAATGAATTAATGAAAAAACTATTAAAATCTAATGCCACAAAGTCTAAGGATGCCGACAGTTAAACAAGATACTTTTTGTCCCAATCCCTTTACTCAGTTACAAGTAGGTAAAGAAAAGTGTGGGCCGTGTCCTTATATTCATAACACTTGGGATTTAAATGGAACAATAAAAGAAAAATGGCTATCAGACGAACTAATAGAATTTAGAAGAAAAAAACTAAACGGTGAAAGAGACCCAATATGTATTAATTGTTACAGAGAAGAAGACGCTGGAAAATTAAGTCTTAGACAAAGAAAACTTAATTGGCAAAAAGGCTCTGATCCTACAGGACAAAAACTTAAAGAAAATATATTTTCTAAATTTATTGCAAATAAAACTTGGGAAAAATTTCCTAGAATTGTAACAATAGAACCAAGTAATACTTGTAATCTAGCCTGTGTAACTTGCAATGGATCCTTATCCTCTAAATGGAACAGTGAACTTAACAAAATGCCTATGATTGAACATAAATCAGTTAGTAAAAATTGGGGTATAAGTGAAGAAACATATCAAGAAATTGTTGATAATTCTGAACATTTACAAAGAATAGAACTATTTGGTGGAGAGCCTTTTTATGAAAAGAAAAATAAAGAATTATTAATTAACAAAATTATTGAAAGGGGAACTGCAAAAAATATAACTCTTTACTTTAATACAAATGGTACCATATATGATGAGAAATTTATTAAAAAAATTGAGGATAACTTTAAAAAAATTGAAATAAGAATTTCCATAGATGGAATTAATGAACAATTTGAATACATTAGATATGGTGCTAACTTTAAAAATGTTATGGAAAACACTAAAAAGTTTTGTAATATGTCAAATGGCGATGTTGAAGTTATTTGTACAGTATCTCCTTACAACGTTTTATACCTAGAGGAGTACGATAACTTCTTTAAAGAAAATAATTTACCTGTTTTTTTTAATTTAACAAAACATCCGAACGAAATGTTGCTGTTTAATATACCCGATGCTGTTAAACCAATGATAAACTTACCTGAAAAGTTTAAAGATATACAATCATATATTAACAATAAACCATGTAATTTAAACGATTGGCACAAATTTGTACGTTATACCAAACTTATAGACAAACACCGTAATTTAAACGTTAAAGATATATTTCCTCGTTTTTATAGCCTAATTAAGGCATTTGGATTTGAACAATAAGAAAAGAAAAATGACTAAATACTTCTAATATGAGCACGTTTAAGCATTACCTAACAGAGGCAACTACAACATACGACTACAAAGTTAAAATAGCGGGTGATATTGATAAAGACTTTGCAACTCGAATGGAGACTTGTCTTCAAAAATTTGAAGTTGCTAAAATGTCAGCAGGAAAGAAAACTCCTATACAATCACTACCTTTAGATTTCCCAGCATTATCAAATGAGGCTGTAACAATTTATGATGTTTCAACAAATTATCCAACATCAGTTAGAGAAATGCAAGAATACCTAGCAGATTATTTGAGAATTTCGCCAGCACACGTAGTTGTAAGAAAACCGGGAGAACCAACAGAAGAATATCAAGAGCAAATGGCAGTTGCAGGTAAATCAGAATACAAAAACAAACTACAAGATATTGAAATGTCTGACGCACCAAAAGTAACAGCCGCAGATTGGCATTCTACACAAGCAAACATGAGTTTGTTAAAAGAATTATTAAAAGACAAAAAACCACAAGAAGGTATAAAACAAGAATTAAAAGATATTAAAGGTGTAACAACTAAAGAAGACGAAAAAGCGGATTCACCGTTGACAAAAGCGGCACATGATGGACCTATTAAAGGTAATCCACACCCGGATCCAAAGAGGAAATAACATTATGGAAATGATAGACGTTTTAAACAAATTACAAGAAATCGCAGACAGAAGTCCTGAAGTTGCAAAAGCCATTGAAAGTGTTAAGCAAACTAATCCAAAAGAAGTAAGTGAAAATGCTGTAGAAAGTGAAACACCTGCTAATAAAGAACCAGTTAAAGAATACGAAGATAAAATTCAAGAATATAAAGTTGGAAGTTTTAAAGATTTCTTAGCATCTAAAGGCAGAGACATTTACAAATTAAAATCAGATGAGTATTCAAAATATGCTCAAGAATATAAAGCGGAAAAAGGCATGGCACAACAAGATGCAACTGTACATAAAGGCACAGACGATCATAGAGAATTATCTCGAATAGCGAAATACGACGACGTAGATTCTAATACAACAGAAGGTGGTATGTCAGATATACATATTGGTGCTGAAGAAGTTGTAGGCGAATTTATTGATGATGATGGAAATTTAAAAATGCCAAAAGCACAAGTCTTACAAGCAATGAAAGCAGAAGCTGAAAAAGCACCTTTTCCAAAATCATACGAAATTGAAACAGCTATGCAAATGGTACAAAACGACTTTGAAAATAGTGGTGGTAGAAAACACGAAATAGACGATCCAGAACGAGATGCTATGCCATCAGAACCGTATCAACATCCAGATATGAAAGTTGATAGTGTAGAAGCAACACTAAATACAAATACAATGAAAACAGAAGACAAAAAACAAGTAAACGAAAGCAAAAAGCCAATTAAAGAAGCAATAACAATGAGTGCTGATTCTCCAGAAGAAGCAGGTATGTTAATGCAAATTATGAAACTTGCAGGTGTACAACAAGTAACACCTGATATGCTTGGCGGACAAGAACCAGAAGCAGGACAAGAACCAGAAGCAAATCCAGAACACGGCGACGAAGGACATGACCACAGTGATTGTCCAGTGTGTAGTGACGATGCTGTTGGATCAAACGAAATGGGACAAATGAGAAATATGATTTCTAAAAATGATGGTGGAGAACAAGCAGAAGAAACGTTTGCAAACGAGCCAGAAGAAAAAGTATCAGATGTTGACACACTAGTTAATGTTCATTCTGGAGGTTTAAACAAACAAAAACAACAAGTAAGAAAAGAATATCCAGGTGATAATCCACTTGCAGTAAAAGAAGATACAATTACTGAAGAGGATTTAGCAAATAGTTTTAGAGCACAATACGAAGACTTTAAAACTGCATATCAAGAAGCGGCAAAGCCAGACTTTTTAGATATGGATAAAGACGGCGATGAAAAAGAAACAATGAAAAAAGCTGTTAAAGACAAAGAAGCGAAATAATTTATTAAAAATCAAATCATGAGTGTAAACGGTAAAGTAAAATGGTATAATTCGACAAAAGGTTTCGGATTTATAGCCAGAGACGATAAAGAAAAAGATGTGTTTGTTCATAGAACTTCTGTTACAGAAGCAGGATTCAACGAATTAAAACCAGGACAAAGTATTATATTTGATGTAGATTTAGCAGAAAAAGGACCAGTTGCTGTTAATTTACAAATACCTGATATAAACCCTGATATAAACAGTTAGTTTTCTTAACATATTAATAGTATTAAATAGTGTTACTATGGCCTATGTATCATTAGATTCAGAGCAAATTAAAAAAGCTCACAAAAAACACAAATACAATAAAACTCAGGTTGAACAACTTGAGAAGTGTATGGATCCTAAAACAGGACCGTTGTTTTTCATGGAAAATTTTATGAGGATACAACATCCTACCAAAGGTGAAATGGCATTTCATCCTTATCCTTATCAAAAAAGGTTAATTGAAGCATATAATACTCACAGATTTAGTATATCAATGCTACCAAGACAAACAGGAAAAACAACCTGTGCATCAGGATACCTTATTTGGTATGCTATGTTCCATCCAGATTCATCTATACTAATTGCGGCACACAAATACGCAGGTGCATCAGACATTATGTCTAGGGTGCGTTATGCTTATGAAATGTTACCTAGTTGGATTAAAGCAGGTGTTGTACAATACAATAGAAATTCAATTGAGTTTGATAATGGCTCAAAAATAATGGCAACTACTACAACTGAAAACACTGGACGGGGTATGTCCTTAACAATGATTTATTGTGATGAGTTTGCTTTCGTGCAACCACCAGATAAAGCAAAAGAGTTTTGGACTTCACTATCTCCAACACTGTCAACTGGAGGTAAATGTTTAATTACTTCAACACCAAACAGTGATGAAGATCAATTTGCTATGATTTGGAAAGAAGCAAATAAAAGATTTGACGACTATGGCAATGATAAAATTGTAGGTACTAATGGTTTCTATGCCATGAAAGCACACTGGTCAGAACACCCTGAACGAGACGAAGAATGGGCAGACACTGAAAAAGCAAGAATTGGTGAAGAAAGATTTAGACGGGAACACGAATGTGAATTCTTAATTTTTGATGAAACATTAATTAATTCAATAACACTAGCAGATATGGAAGGTACACTTCCAATTGAAAACACAGGACAAGTACGTTGGTATAAAAGACCTACGCCTGGACATACATATATGGTTTCATTAGATCCTGCTATGGGTACAGGTGGGGACTTTGCGGCAATACAAGTATTTGAACTACCAACATTTGATCAAGTTGCGGAATGGCATCATAATACAACACCTATGAATCATCAAGTTAGAATATTGCAAGGAATTAATAAACATATTCACGATACTATAATGGAAAAAGATACAACAGCAACACCACAAATATTTTATAGTATGGAAAATAATACAATAGGTGAAGCGGCATTAATGCGTGTAATGGATATTGGTGAAGAAAATATTCAAGGTATGTTCTTATCAGAACCTATTAGAAAAGGACATAGAAGAAAATTTAGAAGAGGGTTCAATACTACTGCTAAATTTAAAATAGATGCTTGTACTAAATTTAAAGAACTTGTAGAAGCCGGAAAAATGAAAATTTGTTCTCAATTATTAATATCAGAATTAAAAGACTTTGTTGCAACAGGTATGAGTTATAAAGCAAAACCAGGACAACACGATGACCTTGTTAGTGCTTGTTTATTAATGACACGTATGATGAAAGTATTAGCAGATTTTGACCCTAAAATATTTGAAAGATGGACCAATAGGACCTCAGAATACACGGCACCAATGCCTATCTTTGCAAACCTATACGGATAATAAATACAATATATGAATCCAAAAACGTCTACAGACTTGTTTAATAAAATTAGATCACAATTCTCTAATATTCAAATAGGTGACTCTACAGGACAACCTACAGCAGATTCTACAGGTGCAGTATTTTTTGACTTTGAATTTAAAGAAGATTCTGACACATATGGACGTGTAAGTGTATCAATTGCTGACGGTGAAAGTATGAAAGTATTTTATAACCGTAATTTAGTAGACAAAATAGACGAGGACAGCAAGGACGAATGGTATGCTTTTTTAAAAGAACTAAAAGACTTTGCAATAGAACATCAATTGTCATTTGATGTACGTGATATAACTAAATCGAACCTAACGAAGCAAGATTATCAAAATCTAGCAGATACGAACAAAACGGTAAATACTGATGAAATGTCAGAGGAACTAAACAGAATTACAAAATTAGCAGGTGTTGAAGCACAAGTTAAAGAAGGCTTAACAGGCACAGCAAGAAGATCATACGAAAACCTAGACAAAACAAGATTAATAATTAGACACTCGGGCAAAGTAGATGAAGAAATTCCTGGCTCTAGATCAAGACACATTGATTCACTATACATTGAAAACGATGATGGTGAAAGATTCAAATATCCAGTTACACATTTAGCAGGTGCAAGAGCGATGCAAAGACACGTTGCTAATGGTGGAAGACCACATGACGATTTTGGACAACACATTATAGAAACTTCAGAAGATATTGCAAAACTAAATTCATTTTCAAGATACGTTTCTCATAAAGATCAATTAAATGATAATGCAGGTGACATTATTGAACAAACAAAATTAAGTTTAGAAAATTTAAGAACATACGTTAAAAATTTAAGCAAACAATCGCACTACGATGAAACAGTAAAGAGTTTTAAAACAGCAGAAGATAGAGTTCTAGATGACGAAACTAGAAATACCTATAGAGAGAAGTTTACGCTTAAATCTTTAGACGACAGAGTTGAAGAAGCATTACCACTAATACATAGAATTATGAGTGAGTACAAACCAGAAGAGCCAAAAGATATTGGTGAACCAATTGATGCACCTGTTGAACCACAAGTAGATCATGGTGCAGTAGTACAATCATTTTTAACTGATCCTGATAAAAAATTAGTATTGAGAAAAGATGATTCAGCTGATAAAATGTTGGCTGTAACAAAATTTAACGACAAAACTACAATGCTTGGCTCAATTCTATCAGATATTGCTTCAAGAATGCTTACAAAAACTCCTGAAGAAGACAGAGTGGCAAACTTTGCTTCTAGAGTTGCAGATGGTATCGAACAAGAAGGTTCTGGTATGTTTAAACCTGCTCCAGATTGGGATAGTAATAAAAAAATAGCAGTACAATTAGCAAGAAGATATATTGATGACTATAAAAAAATGCAAAAAGATTCAGGATATGAAAGCGAAGTAAGAATGGATCCAGATGATTACAATCCTAAAAAACATCCTAAACTAGACAAAAGAGCAAGAGGCGAAACAGCAGGATTTGAAGATTGGGTTGACGACACAGTTAATCCTAAAGAAAGTATGCCAGCACCAGAAGATGGCAGAGCACAAGTGGCACAAGATCAATGGAATGCTAATAAAGAGTTACAAGCAGAATATAAAACTTGGCAAGATTGGATGAACTCGGAAGATTTTGAAAATGAACTTGATAGATTAAGAAGCAAGTTTGAAGGAACATTTGAAGATATTAAACCTTTTATTGAACAACATTTAAAAGAAGGCGGTGACAAAACTACTGCAATTAAAACTGCAATTGAAAATTTTAATGCAGATAAATTAAAAGAGTCTAGAGGCAAAATAGTAGAATCAATTAAAGCCAAAGCAGAAGACCACGCACAAGATATCGCAGGCATCGAAGGCGAAGTTGAAAGAATAACTCAACTAGCAAATTACCAATAATAGCACATTACCAATAATAGTAGTAGACAATAGATAAATATAGTTGTATATTATGTACTATATGTCTAATATACATTTAGGCACATTAAAAGCAAACATAGGCACACAAGGAGGCTTACATTATGGCTACATTGGCTGAAATAAGGGCGAAGTTAAAATCTCAAGAAGTGAATCGCTCCACTTCATCAACAGGCGGAGACAACGCCATTTACCCACACTGGAATATAAACGAAGGCTCAGAAGCAGTCGTTAGATTCTTACCTGATAGAGATAAAGGTAACACTTTTTTCTGGACTGAAAGAAATATGATCAAACTACCTTTTGCAGGTATTAAAGGTCAATCTGATTCTAGACCAGTACAAGTACAAGTACCGTGTATGGAAATGTATGGCAAAACTTGTCCAGTACTAACTGAAGTTAGACCATGGTTTAAAGATAAAAGCATGGAAGACATGGGCAGAAAATATTGGAAAAAGAAAAGTTATATTTTCCAAGGTTTTGTTGTAACTAACCCGTTGAACGAAGATATAACACCTGAGAATCCAATTAGAAGATTTATTATTGGACCTCAAATTTTTAACATTATTAGATCGGCATTACTTGATCCTGAAATGGAAGAGTTACCAACTGATTATGTAAAAGGCGTGGACTTTAGAGTTAATAAAACTACTAAAGGTGGATATGCTGACTACTCAACATCAAAATGGTCAAGAAGAGAACGTGCTCTAGACGAAACGGAAAGAGCCGCTATTGATAAGAATGGTTTACATAACTTATCAGACTATAGACCAAAAGAACCATCAGAAGCAGAAGTAAAAATAATCAAAGAATTATTTGAAAAATCTGTTGAAGGTGAGGCTTATGATCTTGAGAAGTATGGACAATACTTTAGACCTGCAGGAATGAGTTCTAGAATAAATGTACCAACAGCAAGTAGACCTGTTGCAACAGAAAAAACTTCAGATGTACCAAATTCTGAGGTAAAAGTTGCAGAACCAGTAACAGAATCGGCTCCAGCGGCACAACCAGTGGCACAACCAACTGGTGATAGCGCCAAAAGAGCAGAAGACATTTTGAAACTTATAAGATCAAGACAAGCAAAATAATCTGACATTACCAAGGCCTTAATATTATTGACAAGTTAAGGCCTTGTGTATTATAATAAGAGGAAACTATGACAAGACCATTTGACGTAACAAAATTTAGAAAAAGTATAACAAAGTCCATACAAGGACTTGGCATAGGATTTAGTGATCCAACTGATTGGATAAGCACAGGAAACTATGCTTTAAATTATTTAATGACTGGTGATTTTAATAAAGGAATTCCACTAGGTAAAGTAACTGTACTTGCAGGTGAATCTGGGTCAGGAAAATCATACGTAGCGGCAGGAAATATTATTAAGAATGCACAGGATCAAGGTATATTTGTTATACTAATTGATACAGAAAACGCATTAGACGAAATTTGGCTACAAGCATTAAAAGTAGATACATCAGAAAATAAACTTTTAAAATTAAGTTTATCAATGGTAGATGATGTTGCAAAAACTATTTCAGAGTTTATGAAAGGTTACAAAGACGAACACGCAGACGACAAAGAAGGTGCTCCAAAAATATTATTTGTTATAGATAGTTTGGGTATGTTATTAACTCCAACTGATGTTAATCAGTTTGAAAAAGGTGAGATGAAAGGTGACTTAGGTAGAAAACCTAAAGCCTTAACAGCACTTGTAAGAAACTGTGTTAATATGTTTGGCTCTTGGAACGTTGGCCTTATAGCAACCAATCACACATACGCATCACAAGATATGTTTAATCCTGATGATAAAATATCAGGTGGACAGGGATTTATATATGCAAGTTCAATTGTAATTGCAATGAAGAAACTAAAATTAAAAGAAGATGAAAAAGGTAACAAAATTACTGACGTAAGAGGTATTAGAGCCGCTTGTAAAGTTATGAAAACAAGATATGCTAAACCTTTTGAGTCTGTGCAAGTTAAAATCCCGTATGATACAGGAATGGATCCATATAGCGGGTTAGTAGACTTATTTGAGAAAAAAGGTGTACTAGTACAAACAGGAAACAGGTTAAAATACGTAGATAGTGCTAAGAAAGAGCATATAGAGTTCAGAAAAGCCTGGGTCGGAGATAAATTAATGATGTTGATGAAAGATTTTGATAAATTATCAACAACAACCGAACCCAAGGAAAAGAAGAATGGCTGACATGACTCATGAGAATATCGAACGTATATGGAACTCACTACTACATTATCTACCAGAAAGAACTAAATCAGACGCGGCAATTGACTTTGTAAAAAGTTTAGAAGATATAGGTGTTGAAGAAGATGAAATTAAAGCATCTGCAGAATATGACCCTAAACTAGAAGAAGCAATTAATACTGTGTTTGAAGAAGAAGAGAACGATGATTATAATAGTGAGGAATAATGAATTGGTATAACGAAGTAAGTAGAAATTTAGATAAAATTCCTGATTGTATCAACTATTTTGATACAGAATTAGTACAAGCAAAAAAAGAAGTTAGAATATTTGGTAGCCTTGAAAAAGCAAGTGCTTCTTTACCAGGTATTGTTGAGCAAAGATTTTCACAATTACAACAATTAGAAGCAATATTAGAATACCTTAATATAGAGTTACGAAGAGTAAGATCCAAAACATTTATTAAATTTTTTGAACACTATCAAAGAGCGTTAACAAGTAGAGATGCAGAAAAGTATGTTGACGGAGATCAAGAAGTAATTGATATGGAAAAAGTTATAAACGAATTTGCGTTAATAAGAAATCAATGGTTAGGCATTACCAAAGGATTAGATCAAAAACAATGGCAAATAACAAACATTGTTAAACTGCGAGTAGCAGGTATGGAAGATGCCACAATCAAATAGAAAAAAATATTACACAATTGCCAAACTGCAACTGTATGGGCCAGATATGGAACCACAATTTGTATTTGAGGGTTGGGTAGAGGATTATCCAGAAATAAAAAAATTGTATGATGACGATAAACTTAAAATGATTTCTGATATAGATGAAATAATGACCATTAAAGCAAAATTTACAGAAAAAGAATTTTTAATATGGCGTCTTAAAAATTCACACTGGTTAACATATGAACGATAGAATTATACTTACAGATGTCGACGGCGTACTATTGGAATGGGAACACCATTTCACTAAATGGATGTTACAACGTACATACTTTGACAAAAAAGGAAGTAGAGTTCACCCATATAGATTGTTAGAAGATAAAGAAAACACTTACGAAATGGCAGAACGTTTTGGTGTTACCATACCAGAAATTAGAAAAGAGATTAGAGAGTTTAACAGAAGTGCTTGGATGGGAACACAACGACCTATGCTAGAATCACAAACGTGGGTTAAACTACTACACGCAGAAGGTTGGACATTTATACCAATTACTTCACAAACATCTGACAAGCCAGCACAAGAATTACGTAAAAAACGACTAGAAGAACTATTTGGCAAACAAGTTTTTTCAAACTACCACATATTAGGCACAGGAGCAGACAAAGATTCAGCACTAGCAGAGTTTCATAACACTGGCTTGTATTGGGTCGAGGACAAGCCTAAGAACGCTCTAGCCGGGCTCAATTACGGTTTAAAGGTGTTATTATACGACCGTCCATATAACCGAGACTTTAATCACCCAGAGATTACCAGAGTAAATAATTGGAAACAAATACACAAAATTGTTACAGGAAAAAAATGAAAGTTTACGTAGGTTACGACACTAGAGAAGATATAGCATATCAAGTTTGCGAACATTCAATTAAAAGACGAAATGGACAAACTGAAGTTATTCCTTTAAAACAAAAAGATTTAAGAGAGCAAGGGTTATACACTAGAGAACCTGATAAACTTGCATCAACAGAATTTACATTTACAAGATTTTTTGTTCCTCACCTTAACAACTATAAAGGGTGGGCAGTGTTTTGTGATTTAGACTTTGTTTGGAAAGTACCTGCAAAAGAACTAGAACAGTTTTGTGATGATTCTAAAGCAGTAGTTTGTGTGC